TCTTTAGACCATTCAAGTTTTCCGCTTTCGACGTCATCTTTTAGCATAGGCCAAGCACTAAAGTAACAAGAGTCAGTATCGCCATATATCATTGCCTTACCGACATGATCATATTCACCTGTGATACAATTGTTTACTTCTGCTGACATATGCTTAACAATACTACGTCCTGTTAGTGTTGTCGATTGTCCAATACGTTTATCAAAGAATCTACAACCAGGATTAAGTAACGCACCATATAAACTGTTCAAGTTAATCTTTTTAACTAACTGTCGCTTGTCCCAATACGCAGTTTGTTCTGTATTACCTGCTGTTTGATTCTCACGCATATTCTTTTGCAGTATTTTACGTTCAGCATACCAACGCTCTAGTAATCCAGGAATAATACCTTTTTTAGTTTGATCAAGTATTGTACCATTACTAGTAAGTACCCAAGGTTGTTCACTTTCAAATATTATTTGATACAGTTCAGCACCTGTGCCCTGTAGTTCTTCGCCATTTTCAAAGTCAATATATAATAGAGTTTCGTCATTTTTCTCAATAACTTTTTCATATTCAGGACAAGCAAACTTACCTTCCCATGCTTTGGCTACTTCCCATTTGTGTTCTGATAGCATTGGCACAGTTAGTGTGTGTCTAATCTGACCAACAATAGTTTCTGTACTCATATTAAGACTACGCAGAATACTTGGATATAGACTATTCAAATCCATACTACCAATCCATTCATGCTTGCCTTTTTTGGGTGTAGCAACATATGCACCAGCCGCTGTACATGTTTGTGGATAATGCTTTTGTACTTTGTCATGTTGCTTGTCAGGAACAATAAGTCCACGACTGTGTGCTTCATTAAGTATAGCTTGGTCTGTAACCGCAACTGCACCCATAGTTGTTTGTACAAGAACTGTGTTGTCATGTGCAATAACATTTGCTAGGTCAATAAACTGTAGCTTTTTGTCCATACGCACCAACAAGTCAACATCTTGTCTGGAGTACTGAATAAATGTTTCAAAGTCATTGTTGTAAAGCTGATCCAGTGTGCCTTGATATTCTGTTTTACGTTCACCAAGTTCATATTCACCAATAGCATCCAAACTATATGAATGCATCTCGTGATATGTATACTTCTGATACAGTTGCATATAGTCCAAATGCAGTCTACCGATAGTATCATATGTTTCTTGTACTTTGCCGTATTTTTCATACTCACGACGTCTTGGATACTTGCCCCACAAACAAAAACGTCTAGTATGTTCTTTACCCATAGTCCTTGCAATACGATTTACCAAGTATGGAATATCAAAGCCTTCACTATTCCATCCACTCATTACATCTGCATCATCTATCAGTTGTAAGAATGTTTCTAACAGTTCGCTTTCTGTTTCACACAATACTGTATCTTCAAATCTATCTACAATAGTTTGTGCATCAGCTTTGGTAAGTGTTTTAGGTTTAATAACTAAACAAATAGTTTTACCAATCCAATCCAAGTGTACACTAATTGCTGTAACAACATTAAACGGATCTTCAGGAGGAGCAAACCCTAATTTTTCATTAAAGTCGACCTCAATATCGAAAAATGCTTGCTGTAGCTTTGGAGTATCTGCACCTAAATAGTTGTCAGCCAAACATCTAAACACAGGATTCACATCACTTTCGAATAGCGATTGTCCACTATGCATCTTCTTTTCTTTTTTAAACTGCTTACCGCTAGTTGTTATTACACGGTTTAGTTTATCGCCAAAAATACTTTCAAAGCTACCTCGTTGGTCTTTGTAGTAAAACAAATATCGTGCAGGATGATCGATAAACACACGTTTACCATCTCTGCGTTCGACAACGTGTATAATATCTTTGTCTCTGTCTATAAGTGCATCTACATACATTAACTAACAAACGCCCTTTCTTGCACAAACGTACCTTGTGTCTTTTTATTACCTTCACTAAACCCTAGTGAGTTGAAATGTTCTTTAAGATCATTGTTAAAATCTATACTTCCACATAACATTATACGCTGTTCTGCAGGATTGTCAATCTTTACAGTGCCGTCTGCCATAAACTTTTGTATACGTCCATGTAGTTCGGCAGGCTCTTGTGTAACTGTGCTGATATATTCAATAGGCATCTCATTCAAGAAGTCTCGGTAACAGTCCTGTTCAGCATGTAGTCTAGTAGTCCATGTTACTGTAATGTTCTCAAACAAGTCATATGTTTCTGGTTCACGCAATAAACTAATAAACGGAGCAATACCAGTACCGCTCGCCATCATTACTAGATGTCCACCTAGTTCTAAGTTAGCAAGTATAAGTGTGCCTGTTGGCTTCTCACCTACACGAATAGTGTCACCAACTTTTACATGTTGTAGTTTACTAGTAAGCGGACCGTCTTGTACTTTGATACTGTAGAACTCAATGTAGTCATCATATGGACCACTTGTAATACTGTATGCTCTATTAGGAGCATCTTCTAAACCTATCATAACAAACTCCCCCGCAGTAAATCTGTAACTGCGGGGTCTTTCTGTTTGTATTCTAAATAGTTTATCTGTATAATGTTCTACTTCAATAACTGGCAATTCCAGCATTAAACATCACGTCCTGTTGCTTGTAAAATCTCTTCTACTGCATTAAAGCTGTCTTGCACATTTGCAAACTCGTTCTTGTATGCAATACGAATTGCTTTGTTAAGAACTGCTGGCTTCATGTCCATTTCTTCACTGATTGCTTTTACTGTGTCTTTAAGCCCTTCTTTGAGTGCTTCGACTTCTCCCGTTACTTGGATACCTTCACTCATTAGTGTTTTTAATTTTGTAATTTCACTTGGTCCAAATGTTCGTATTGGCATTAATGTCTCCTTCATTGTTATATACGATTATAGCTGATTCTATACGATTAGTCAAGTTTTCTTTCCCTCAACATTCCAGGTCAAAACATTAAAGCTCATACTTATTCTTGTAACATTTTCGGTATGAAATGGATATGCAATATGTTTCAATGCACTTGGAAAAAGTAAAAAGTCTCCTGTTCGAGGAATAAATTTTTGAGTACCTGTCGATCCTAAATCTCCAGACCCAAATAAAAATTCAATTTGTCCAGGACAATTCATATTTGTGTCTTTGGTATATTCTTCTTGTGCGATTTCGTCCGGTATATCAATATACACAACACTACTAATTTCACCAACATGTTCATGACATGGCTGATACTCGCCTGCACGTTGAAAATTTATCCAAGGACCTTTTCCTAAAGTATAGGTCATACTATCCCAATCAATTTCGCCTTTGCTGACGCCTTGAATTCCGTCTTGTTCAAAAGTTAATTCATTCCTTCTTTTCAGCTCATATTGGGCATACTTTATTATGTGTGGTTTTAATAATGCTAAAAACCTACTAACATCAGTCACATGTGCTGAAAAATGATCTTTCATTATGCCAACCAGCATTTTACCTATACGCTTATTGGCTTCCATAGTATCTTTGGCAACACTTTGTATGTATGTAATTTCGTCATCTGATAGCTTTCCACGATAAATTGTAGGACCAAATGGTCTAAAAAACTCAGTCATATATTTTCCTTATGTTTAGTTAATACTATACGATTAACTTGTATTCAGTAATGTTAAAGCTCATACTAATTCTTGTAACTGGACTTTGAAATGGATATACTGTATGTCTAAGTTTTGCATGAAACAAAAGTATATCTCCTGTTTTCACATCCATTGTTTTGTTACCATTCGAACCCAATGAGTCAGGTCCATGTATAAAATCTATCTGTCCTGGTGCATCTGTATATCCGCTGTGTTCAGTTATTCGTTCTTCTCGTATTACATCTGGAACATCTATATAAACAACACTACTAACTTCTCCTGTATGACCATGTGCAGGATTAAATTCGCCTGCTTGTTGAAAATTAATCCAAGGTCCGGTACCATAATCTAATTCTACCCTTTTTACAACAGGCGCTTCGCCGTTTGATCGTCTATCACTTTCGTATTTGAAATATTCAAATAGATGAGGATATAGTATGTCATAAAATTTATCAGATTCTTTTTTGCTTCTGAGAAAGCAGCCCATTTGGTCTTTAATGTTTCCTACTAGATGTTTCCCTACATTGTTTCTTGCTTGTTTAGTTGTTTTAGCTACTTCTTGTAAAAAAGATATTTCATCTTCTGTCAGACTATCGTGATAGATTGTAGGACCGAATGGTCTCATAAATTTTGCCATGTATTTTCCTTATACTTGCTCACTAGTGTATAATAGTTATTTGAGATTGTCAATAGTATTATTCATCTAAATTTAATGATTGATGACCCCATTCTTCCATTATCCATTCTCCAAAGGCTGTTCCAAACAACCACATCAGAGTAAGAATACACCCTGCTACACATATTACCATTGTCCATACCCAAATTTGTAGT